GTATCTTTGTTCTATTAACAAAACCTTCAGGGTTATATTGTGTACTAAAGTCGATATCATATACTGTTTCAAATACTGTTCCTCCTCCATTAAATTGTGACCCTGCTCTTAAAATACCTAAATAACGGTAATCTTCACTATCCCCAAGTGGTGGTACCACAATAGAAACATCAACAACAGCAACAGATGGTCGATATCCTGGAATTTTTAATCCGTACGTTCTTGCGATATTATAAATAGATGATCTTTGTTGTGCGTATTGAAGTACGGTTTCTTGCACACTCCTATCTATTTGATAATTTAAATTGTCGGCTACGGCAGCATTTAAATCCATTAAAACTGAAAATATCGAAGCGTCGTTAAAGTTTTGTACTAACTCAGGATAATACTGTTTAGTATAATTTATTAACTCTTGTCTTATACCTTCAAAATCCCTTTCAGTATAATTTATTTTTTTATTAGCCATAATTAAATGTTAATTATTATAAATTCTCGACTACCAAACGCCTTATTTTCGTCGGTATAATCTATTTTTAATTTTGCAGTATACTCGGCGGTGTTAGCACCAGGTATTCTATATATACTAGCTTGACCTAAAAGTTCATAATCAAGTTGACCAACAACATCCCCACTTTCAACGTAAGGTTCAACAGTAATACTATTGATTGTTAGGTTTGGTATGTATTTTTCAACCTGTTCTTCAATTTCAGTCTTAATGCTTTCAAACGTTTCACCGTCTAAGGGTTCAAAAATAAATTCGTATATTCTTGTACCAAAATCAGGTAAATAATACCTACTACCCCTTCTGGTTAATATAAGATGCAATAAACTAGACCTAATCTCCTGATCGGCAGTTTGGGTTAGTTTAACATAATTCCCTTCAACACTTTGTAAAAAAGGGAAATTTATTCCGTATGTAATACCATTAGACATATTAAATAAATATAATGTGATGAATTTTCTAATAAATAGATATAAAATAAAAAATCCTTACGAAAGTAAGGATTCTTTAAGGTCTTTATTTCCTTTAATATGTGGCGGCCAATAACAACAATGTAAACATTTATTACCACAACAACTTCCTCTACCTTTATGGTATTCTTCAGTCATAACCATTCTACCATCATTATTATAATAAAAGTCAGTAGGAAGGAGTTTAGGTCTTATAAACTCCTTCACGTACAACTCTTGTATCCAATCTTTAGATGAGTTTACTGTCATTTAATTATTTTTTATTATATTAAACAATTTCACAGGCTCCACCAGCACAAGCGGCTTCACCTCTAAGGTCTGTATTATCTTGTAACTCAACCACTTTTGTAAGATCAACATCTGATAATGTTTTAACCAATCTTTCAAATTCTTCTTTTGTACAATCTTCAAAAGGAGCTTGGGTATAAGTTCCTCCGTTATATGGTAATACCGATAGTCCGTTATAGAAATCTCTATTATTCCACATCCATTCACCTACCAAGTCCCACTCATCTTCTTTAATTGAAACTGTTGCAGATACGTTGTGAGAGTTTTGTCCGTTTCTATGTCCAGGTTTAATCCATTCTTGAGATACTTTTTTAACTCTTTCCAACATTTGGAATACAGACTCGTGTCTTATAATTGCTCCTTCAGGTGCTTTTTGTGGTATACCAATAACTGCGGTATCGTGAGGACGGAAAAACTCATCTTCAATCAACTCAGGGTGATTAGTCGCCAAGTAAGAATAGATTGATTCATTCTTACCTACACGGATTCTTCTTAGGTAGTAATCATTATGCCAAGCGTGAATTCCTGATGATGTACCCAAAACCAACGATGATGTTCCTGATGGTTTAACGGTTGTTGTTCTTGCAGATTTATTAATTCCAATAAGTGATGCAACTCTTTCGTTTTCTTCTTTAACCGCCTTAGCCGCTTTTTTCATATCATACCCTAAAACAACACCTGAACCAATACCTGTCATTCCAACACCAATAAGAGCATCTTTTTCAGTTGTTCGTTTCCAAATGTCTCTTAGATAATGGAAATCAGTGTATCCAGCCTGTAATGTACCAATGAATGATGCTGCTTTAACTCTTGCGTCGAAATCTTCTTGTGATTCAATATCTGAAGCATTAACCTCACACAAGTTACAGAATTGAAATGGTCTAAGTGCAATTTCACAACAAGGATTGGTTCCCCAATCTTTGTCGTTTGACAAATAGATACCCGGTTCCCCTGCTCCTGATAACTCAATTCTTTTCCAAAGATCCATGAAAAATTCTTTAGTGATTTTGTGACGAAGAAGTACTGCCGAGTTGTTAGCTCTACCTCTTTGTGCGTTTTGTTCCCACCAATTTCCTGACTTACAAGAAATCATTTCCTCGTCATCTGCAGAAAATAACGAGATAAGAGCCGCTCTTCTGATACCACCCGCTAATACCGCATCTGCAATATGACATACGATATCGTGAGTTTCGATTGGTGTTAATTTTTCACCATCTTTTTTGTTGTTCAATACTTTTGTAATATTGTGTATACAATCTTTTAATGGTTGAGGACCTGGAGCCTTTCCTCCTGATGTTACTAACATCGCACCTTTGTGTCTAATATCTGAAAAGTCAAATATAGGGGTTGATGATTTATAACCTAAATACGATTCCATTAACACTTTAATCGCGTCCGCCCATCCTTCAATAGAATCACCAATTAGGTAACGTCTTGTCCTTTCAGGGTTTGGTTTTTTAATATCTGGTAATTTTTCAACGTGATGTTTTTGAACTGAATACCCAACACCGGTACCACCTAAAAGTAAAAACATAGTTTCAGAAAAAGAGTCAACATGGTCTATCGGCATATACGCACAATTATAAACTCTATTTGGTGAAATTTCAATTGGTTTACCTCCAAATTGTAAAGACCTCATTGATGGTAATACTTTCTTGTCGTATACCATTTTATATACCTCTTCAATCTCATTTTTAATGTTAGGGTACTTACGTTGGTGCATCTCTTTGTTTCGAGTTACCAATTCTTCCCAAGTCTCTCTCCGGTTCTTTTCGGGTTGAAACTTAGCGTATTTCATAAAGACAGTAATGTCACTTAATATTTTTTGCGAAATATTCATTTTATTTTATTTTATTTTATTAATTTATGTTAAGATTCTTGTTGCTTTTGCTTCTTTCTTTCAAGTAGCTCTTTGATTCGGTTTTTGTTTCTTTCTTCTTTTTGTTCCTCATGACCAAGAAACGTCACGCTTTGTTCTGTATCTATTTCTAACATTCCGTTATCAAATTTACAGTTTTCAAAAACAATTCCGTCTTTACCAATTCTAGATTTGGTAATAGCGATTGTTGCCAAATTCATTTCTTTCTGTTGTAGACTCTTAGCCACCGTAATAATTACGTGACCAACTTGTGCCTTTTTAATAGACCCACCCATTTGGTCTGTTGTTACTACCTCTGATGATATTGAGCTTCTATTCCCTTGTGTTGCAGTCCAACCAGCGATGTCTAACTCGTGACACATCGATTCAAACCCTCTCATAACTGAACCTTCACTTTTCCATTCGTCACCCAAGTTCTTGTCAGGTACAACACAATCAATATAATCTAAAATTATCATATCAACTTTATTACCTTCCGCAATCATCTTTCTTACTTGATTTTTAATTTGATTCATAGTAATCGTATCGGAAGGTAGTTTTTTCATTATCAACTTATTTTTCATAGTTGATTGAATGTGTTTGATTTTTTCCACAACTTCTATTTTGTTTTCAGATAAATCATCGGGATGTACTCCTGTCCAAAGCGTAAAGTGTTTTCTTTGAATAATTTTTGGGTTGTCTTCAAAAAAGATTTGAAGAACATTATACCCTAAGTTAAATGCGTGGTTAGCAATTTTAGTTGTAAATGTTGATTTACCTACACCGGTTGGTGCTAAAATTACACCAATTTCACCTTTAGCCAAACCACCTTTTAATAAGTTGTCAATACCAGGGATTCCAATTGGAATGGGGTGTCTGTAATCATCATCCATAACCTCATCAATGTTAAAAAAAACATCAGTTGTTCCTTTGTCGGTTTCGCCAACTTGAAGTGCTCCACGTACCATTTCTTCTAACGTATCGTAACTCTCGAAATCACCTTTATCGATGATTGATTGAGCTTTAGTCATTACTTTTTGGAGTTCTTGTTGTTTACAAAACTTTAGGGCTTTTTCTTGTACGTACGCTGAACCATCATCTGAAACCGTCCTTACTTGGTCAAGAGTGTCTAAAATACTCTTCTGAGCCATCGGAGAACTAATTTCTGACTTTGTCAGTTGTTCAAGTGTATCAAACGTAGGTGTGTGCTCATATTTTGAATAAAACTCCTTTATCATTTGACAAATGATTCGGAAATATTGGTTATCAAAATAGTGCGGGTCAATAACTTCAATGATGGAATTTGAGAAATCTTTATAAACAATAATGTTATTTATTAATTGATTTTGAAAGGTATTCCCTAGATACCCGAAGTTCTTTTTGTCTGACATAATTTAATGATTTGTTATTTGTTTTCTAATAAATACTATTAGGCGAATGAATAATTTAGGTAATTATAAGATAAATTTTTATCTGATAAAATGTCAGTCAGGTCTCTTAGAATGTTTTTTATTGATGGTCGTACGTCCAGCGTATATCTTACCTTCGGCGGGTATACTTTAGCATCAATCACTCTATGACAAATTGTCTCATTTCCTAACTTTAAAATGATGTTAAATACCTCCGGTCCATCCGTATTTGATGTTTCTAAAATACTAGAATCCTCTTCAATTTGAAAACGATTTTCTAACATATAGACAACACATTTATTTCTTAATTTAGTTTGTAAATCTAGAGATAACCCATTAAGGTAATTTAGAAGTTCAATACTATTTTTTGCTTTAATATTGAACCCTTTAACATTAAAAAATCTCTGAACAACAAAGTTGTTGTTTAATGTAATTAAGAATTCAACCTTTGTTACGTCGTTTTGTTCTTTCATGTTTTTTTTGTTTTACTTTTTGTTTTTAAACTTTGTTTTTTCTTTTCTTGTTAACTTTAAAAATGGTTTTATAAAATAAATCCAATTTTCGTCATTCTTTGGTAGGTATTTAAACAAACCATCTTCCATCATCATTCTAATTAAATTCTTATGTCCTCTTCCGTCGGGATCCATCGACTCGGAATAATAAGATTCAACTAATTCTTTTCCTTCTTCACTTATTAGTGGTTCCGATAAATCTACAAGTTTTTTATTTATCTCGTAATACTCATTACCAAAAATACCATCCTTTGTTCTACCACTTAATAGGTTTTTTAAGGTTGAATTATCTTTATCTTCTTTTAAAAGTAATTCCCCTTTTGTTAAAATATCGGCGATATTTACCTCTTTGTCAAGTAACTCAGGAAATAACTTAACTAATGTTTTTTCTCCCAAATAATAAATACCATTAATATTGTCTGACTTGTCGCCAGATAATATTTTCCAAGTTTTAACATTATAGTGAGGTATCTCAACATCATACATTTTAATCATATCCCCATTCTTATAATGTTTTTTAGTACTCGGGGAATAGATACTCACATCTTCAGAGATAAGCTGTGTAAGGTCTCTATCACTTGAGAAAATAGTTTTGTGTTCGTCTTTAGATATTTTACAGTAGTACGCAATAATATCATCAGCCTCACAAGCATCAATTTCAATATGTCTTATAAACATCTCTTCAAGATATTGTTTTACCCTTGTCTTTTGATATGAGAATGAATGTACTTGTTCTTCGGTATTTGCTTGTCTTCGGTTAAGTTTATAATTGGGATAAAATAATCTTCGTTGTGTTGAACTACTTTCACTGTCCCAACAAACCACAACTTTATTGTAGTTTCCTTCATCCAAAAATCTTCTGGTTGTGTTTAAGAAATGCCAAATCCCGCCAACGTGTTCTCCTTTGTTATAAAAATCTTTGACCCCACAAACACCAATCTTTAGTAGATTGTTGCCGTCAATAACAAGAGTTTTAATCATTTAAATTTTTTAAGTTGTTTGAAAATACTTTTTTACTCGTCAGAGTCATCATCAGATTCGTCTAAAGAATAATCTGAATACCCTAATTTTGTTTCCCAATAATCAGAATATTCTTTCTTATAGTTATCCAAAGATTCTTTTGTGTCTGTAATATAACCTTGTGGTACCGCAATAATCTTACCATCTTTATATCCAAGACCATTAACATGATTCTTTAATATAGAAATTTTTGTTCTAATTGCAAACGATACTTTTCTACCATTCTTAGTAGCATCAATGTGACTAATACCCGCCTTTTTCTGATTACCAAATAAGAACACTAATGATGATGCTAACCATATTGCCTCACCACCCTTAGCCTTTATTTCAGGTTGTCCAAACGGATTGTCAGGAAGTAACACCCAAGGTTGATTTAAAATCACAAGAGTGTTATAATAAGGGTATTCTTCTTTTTTAGATTTTGAAATCCTTGAATGAATTCCCATACCAATCTTATCTGCAAGTACCTTAGCGTTGTGCATACCACCACCTTTTCCATCAAAAGTCATCTGACAAGGGACACTACCAATACTATCCCATAAAAACAATAGGCTATAAGGTATGTCTCCTTTTTCTTGAGAATCAAGTATTTCATTAATAAACTCGGTTGCTTGTTCGATAACGTCAAATGAATCATTAAAGATAAACATACCATCATACTCACCAAGTTCGTTTTTCTCCGCTTGCAATCCTAATTCAATTGCGTGTTCCCAAGACCATTTTTTCTCAGTAATAATAAGAACAGGTAAATGACCTTTCTTTTGCGCATCGGCCGCCGCCAATATCATTGCCGTTGTTTTTGAAGTGTTTGAATGCCCCAAGAACATATTAACACCACCCATTACAGGGCCAGGTAAACCACAAGAGTTCATAAAGGCCTCACCACAATTATAAAAACTTTCGGGTTTATATTTTGTTTTGGTTGAGAACTTATTTTTTATTGCGTCTAAACTAAATTCTTTCTTTTTCAATGCCATAATAATCAATATTTGTTATAAAAAATATATATAAAAAAACGGGAACTTTAAATGGTCCCCGCCTAATTTTTTGTTGTTAATAAACTTAGAATGGTAGGTCTTCTGCAGGCTCTTCATTCACTTGTGGATCCACTACAGGAATCTCTTGTTTTGTTTTTGTTCCACCAATAGAAATGTCAGCACTTTCACCATAAACATATTTTTTAAGTTCTGTACTCCACATTGGCGTCTCTCCGATTGCAATTGCTTCCAAATACTCAACAGGTTTTTTAGCGTATACATCATTCCATGTTAATTCGTCATCCAACCATCCACTCATGATTTCTTTATCTTCGTGAAGTAATGCTTGGTCTTCATACATAACCGTTTGAATTACCGTGTATTCTTTTCCTTGTGGTGTTTTTGCTTTCTTAAGTTCGATGATTAAGTCACGTCCTTTTTCTGCGTCAGTGATATCACCCTTAGCTTTCCAAATAGGAAGGATTTTATCCAAAATTCCCTCATTTTTGTAGTTGTGTTTGAATCTCCAAAATTTAACACCATCTTGTTCGTTATCGCGGTCAACAACTTTTACAATGTAAAATAAACGTGAACGATATTGTGAAGCTAAATCTTTATCTTCTTTTTTACCTGTTTGGATTAGTTCGTTATAAACTTCTGTAAGTGGAGAACGTTCGTTGTCATTCTTACTCGGGTCATATAACTTAACCCATTGTCCGTTTACCATGATTTCGTGATACCATACTTCAACAAATGGCGATGAACCATCTTTTGTGGGTAAAATACGAACTCTACGTTGTGCGGATGTTTCGTTTTTCATTAAGATTGCGGAAAAATATCTCTTTAATCTGTCTTCTTGTGAGATGTTTACTCTCTGTGAACCACTTGGTTGTGCGTTCTTCTCGTACTGCGCAAGTACGGAATCTAATACTGAATTTGCCATAAATTAATTTTAAATTATTACTCTTTTATCTACAACAAATATAGGTACAAATGTCAGAATGTCAAATGAAATGGCATAAAAAAAGGGGACTTACAATCCCCTTAAATTTTTATTTTTATATTACAATGCGTTATCGTTTTCGTCGTAAACATTAAATGTTTTTTTAACTTCATTTGGTGAAAAATTTTCAACATCATCAGAAGTTAATACATATTCATTTTTACCTGTCGCTTCCATCTCATCTTTTTTATCATCAAAGAAATCCGTTAATTTTTGGTTAAATGGGTAAGAATCTAATGAACGTAACATTAATTTTTCTTCAGGAGTTTTTTCTCGGTATTTGTCAAATTTAGCTTCAAGACCACTAATCTTATCCATGATTTCGTCCATGTGTGATAATTTACTTTCTAATTCATCTAACTTAGTAAATATGCCATCCATAAACTCATCTTGTTTAGCCTGTATTTCTTGTTGTGTAGTAACAAGATCTGTGATATAGATTTCTTCTGACTCTCCTTCTCCACCTTCAGGTTCATTACCAACTTCTTCAACATCAGGGTCATTTTCTATATCAATTGGCTCTGGAATTGCATCACCTCCTGCCGGTGGTGCTCCTGCAGCGTCTGCCGGTGGTGGCACTTCACCTATAGGTGGTTCCAATCCAGGATCCGCAACCGGATCAACAGGTGCGGGTGGTGCTGGTGGTTCGGGCTGCTCATTTAAGACGTAGGTATTAATCTGATTGAATCTTTTTAATTCTTCTAATATTTTTCTATCTAAACTCATTTTTTTAATTTTTAACCATTTAATAATGTCTTAACCCCTTGCGGAGTTTCAACCTTTAACGT